AAATGTTCGGGTGTATGCTTCTTTTTTATCCATTTTCTACTTCACCATTAGTCAACTTTACAACTTTAAATTCTTCTGTTTTAAATGTTGCGTTAAGTTTTTTAGCAAGGTTATGAGCATGACCAGGATTACTAAAGGAAACTTTTTTATACTTTGGACCAGGTGTAGGAGATATAGAATTTGAACTTTTTAGGTTAAAAGGCTTACCTTGATAGAACACCGCCCATATGGCTTCCGCCTCAAGAACCTCTTCGGATCTGTATGTATTCTTATCGGTGTATTTTAACAATACGGTTGGTTTTGGTCTACTCATATACGTAATCCTTCTAGTTAACTACGTATATATTTAGTCTAAATTTCTATAATTTTCCACCATCCATGTTAACGGTGATAGATTCTTCTTGTGTAGGTTTAGAATCTTGCAGTTCAACTAGACGTGCTAGTACCATGCTAATACTATCTGCTAGATCCCTGTATTGTCTTGCGTCTAGTTTAACTTCTCTTTGCTGTGTTTTAGTAGCAATTTTTACAGCATCAAGAAAGTTTTCTATTGCTACGGTATTAAGAGGATTTCGAGACATTTGCTAATACCTGTTTCATTTCTAATTCGGTTGTAAATGGTCCTTTGAACTCGTATCTTTGTAGAGTAATAAGTTTAGGACAAAAACTTTTAACCCAACCTTTAGCAAAACGAATTGTATAATATCCGGCACAATACAAACTTTTACTTTTCTTTGATTTACTAAACAACGGTAAACCTTTTTTAACATCGTATAAAGGATTAAAAGGACGGGTGCTTGTTGGGTAGTTATATACCTCGTTTGGTTGAGTAAACTTTTTAATTTTTTCATTTATTGTTTTTTCAAAAAAGTTTTCACCAAATGTTTGATAGATACTTTCCTCGTTATCAAATTTAATCTTATCCAATCCTCGAATAAAATAATAACAATTTGTATCTTTTTGTAACGTTCCTACTTTTCTGCCTTTATCTTGAACGATCCAAAATTTATTAGGCACTAATTGCTTTGCCTGCATATTCACCTCCATATTTTGCATTTAACGGTTCTGCATAAGATTGTATTTGTTCTGTTATTTTAACTAAATCATACGATCCTGCAAATTTAACTAATCTTACACCTACTTGTTGAATACTTTTATTAGCAGATATTCCTTCTGCGATTGTTACGTTAATTAATTCTTTTATGTTTTCAGGTTGTGCTGATAAATCACATAGTGTTACATTTCTTTGATAATCATCTAGCACACGATGTTCTTTTCCTTCATGGTCAACCCAACGTTGCAACATTAAGTTATTCCAATTATAACCTTTGCTATTTCTATCTTCAAATGCTTCTTGCAAGCCTACTTTATTTTTTGTTCCTTTTACACGAACACCAGGATAAGCACTAAAAACATTATCACTAGTATCACCTCTCATGCATTTTTCAAACAATAACCATTCAGGATTTGGTGCAGGTTTATCTTCTCCTGTCTTTTTATCCTTAACGCGGTTACCTTTTTCATCAAAATAACCTTCGTGTGTAATTGTAGTTTTTTGTACACCGTTGTATTGTTTTACATTAGGTGCAATTAATTGTGCAAAATCTCCGTCTGTTGAAATAATAACATGATTATCATTAGGATGTGCCTGAATCCAACCAGCAATTAAATCATCTGCTTCAAGTTGTGAATGTTGAAGCACGGTAGAATTAGTTTTATTTACTAAGAACTCTTTGAATTCGTCAAATGTTTCCCAAAAAACGGTTTCTTCTTCTTGTTGTGCTACGGTAAGAGCATCACGAGTTTCTTGCCTATTTCTTTTGTACGGTGCATAAAAATCTTTACGCCATGAACGTCCTTCTAAGCAGAACACAACATGACTGCCGTCAAAGTCTTTCCATGCTTTTCTAATGCTTTGAAAGGTTGTATGTAATGCCATGCCTATTTTAAGTTCAGCATCTCCACGCACCGCATGTCTAGCACGAAAAAATGTATTTGCTGTATCTACTAATATGTATGTCATTTTATACCTTTATAAATTCTATTTCGTTACCATTTGTAAATTTATCACCATCAACATATAAATCAAATGCTAAACTTACCCTAACATTTTGTTCAGTATGCTTTGGAACACTATGTTTCACAAAACTTGGAAAAATAGTTAATCCGCCTTTTATATTATTATACGATTTTACATTCTTTTCATTAAATGGGCAATAGTATAATGTGCTCGTTTTGTAATTTTCTAAATGCATATTACCACTTAGATATGCATATTCACTGCTACCATGGTCATGTGCATTAAATTCTTGACCCAATCTTACAACGTTTGCCCAACTAACAAACACACAATTTCTTGCTCTTCCGTTTGAATATTCATCGATAAAACGGATGTATTGATCTTTAATAAAATTAAAGATATTTTGAAAAGGCGGTAGTTCTCTTGTTAACTTAAATAGGTTAAAATAGGGATACTTGCTTGTAAGACTATCAGTACCTAATCCAGTATCACCGTCACCGTGTTCTTTATGAAAAGGTTCATTAAATTGATCAACAATTTTCTTTTCATTATTAATAATCCATTCTCTTGCAAAATCTATATCTGCAGAATTTGGATAAGTTGCATTCCAAAAAGGTATATTCCAACTAGGTGCAAATTCGGTTTGTGGATGAGCACTTTTCCAAACCTGTAACATTAACTTACCTCAGATTTATTATCACCTAATGGTTTAACATTTACAAAACCAGCACCCATAGGAGAATCAGGAGTAGCAACTCCTTCTTGTTGTGCAATATTTCCACACAACTCCTTAAACCATGCATCAACAATTTCTTCTTCGCTATCACCATTGTAACCGTTTATTCTCAGATCACGAACAAAATATTCGTTCCAATCAAGTTCAAAGAAGCCGTTACGAGGATTGTCTTTCTTCATTTCAACATTAAGAACTGCTACATACGGTTCTTTCTTTTTAGTTGCCTCTGCTTTTGCATCAGTTGTTTTTTCTTTGCTTATGGTTGCAGGTACGTGATTTTTGTTAAACAATTTTTTAAGTTTATCCATCATTTACATATACCTCCTTATTTTTTCAAATTCTTCTTGGTTAAGTTCTTTTTTTTTCTTTTCCATAACATCAAGTGCCCCAGGCGTTTCCGAAGATGTCGACGTGTAGTCTTGGTGTATATCTCCAGCCTCGCTCCATTGCCAATTCAGCGACTCGTCTAGTGTTGAGGCTGTACTCTTCCGATCTACCACCGAGAGGCATAACGTATACAGGGCAATCGATTCCTTCTTTACGATATTCACTAACGGCTTGAGCAACTTCATCCACATCATGTTCGTCAGCCACAACAAACTTGAAATACATACTACTATTAGGTACATCAAAATACTGCCTAGCAATTTCAGGCTTGATAGCAGTATCCCAAGGCTCTCCGCTAACGGAAAGTTTCGGACTGCACGACCAAGTGATTTCAAATCTGTTTTGAGATCCAAGATAATCTCTGAAGTCTTCTCTAAGAGATTGTGTTGTGTTTGTTTCAAATGTAACATTTTTCAAATCCTCCATACGAGGGTGTTTAAAGAGTTCCATGTACAACCTTTGCCACCCTAGCAAAGGCTCACCACCTGTCAATATAAAATGAACATCTTGTCCATTCGCCATAGTCCACTTCCCTTCGGGAGTAAGACTTAATACATAATCGACCACCTCATCAACGGTATGATCTTTCATGTACTTTTTAAATTCAGGATAGATACTTGCATACGTGTCACAGCCTGTGTGAACAATAGGCAAATCCTCAAATTTATTTACCTTGTCCAAAATACCGTCATCAAGTAATTTTTTTACTTCAGGATTATACTTAATACCTTGTTCTAACTTTTCTGCTCTGTTAGGATGTTTATCTAACCCAAAATTCATACATCTAAAATTACATCCAAATGTACGTAAGAATACACTAGGCACGCCAACAAAGCGTCCTTCTCCTTGTACACTATAAAATGCCTCACTATATCTTAACTTCATTTACTTCTCCTATTATATATTATAGTGTTTATTTAGGTTTTTGTCAACCATTAACATCC